AATCACCCATCATGTTACTCAACCTTCTCAAGTTTCATTACCATTTTCTCATACTCATAATATTTGTTAGTCTTTTCAATAATCTTACTCTGTGCATTCTTGATTACGGGTTCATCCATTGCCATTCCAATGACCTGCTCATTTTCATCTCTGATTATGTATGTTGGATAACCCGAAAGGAAAAAGGAGAATGTTGCTCTAATATACTGATCGTTCTGATTCTGACTTTGATTCTGTGTTTTAACCATCTTAATCAACTCCTACAAGTCTTTCAATATCATTTTCATCTCGCGTTATATAAATGTGTGGAATTAGACTAATGTGTTGATAGCGTCCTACGGGTAATCCAAGTGCATCTGCAATGTATTTCTGAAGATGAACAAGTCCAAATGCATTTTGCCCGAATGCCGCGCACATATCATTGCTACGGAAGGTTACATTCATGCACAGTTTCCCATCTATGATTACGCATTGCACATGATTTAAACAGGGACAATTCTCCATATCAAAATGTTCAGGTGGATTCCAAAGACTCATTACTGCTTGGCGAGAAGTAGGACGCTGTTTTAGTTCATCTATAACATAAGCAACTTGATTGAAATGTTCAATCACATAATCATAAAAATCACTATCACCATACTCATAATTAAAGAGAAGATCATGATACGTGTAATCAAAGTCTGCCTTAGTCCCATGTAGAATCTGATCTGCATACTGTTCTGCAAACATCCTACCAAATGCTGCCTTATCACTTACCATTGGTTCTGTGAATGGATTATCAATCACAATACAAGAACCATCAATCTCAAGTGTCTTTTCACCTTTCGTAGTAATGCGCTCGTAACCCTTACTGTATATTTCTTTTACAATAAGTTCATGTGCGCGTCCAATGCAATACGTATGAATCATCTTCATGGTTACACCAATAACTGTTTCAAGAGAAAGTCAATCTCATCCTGCATATAATTAAGCGATAAATTATTGTTTATTCTACATGTAAACAATTCACTGTCTTTGTGTATCGTGAACATTCCTTCATCTCTCTCTACACGTTCCTTGCCTACACGTTTGATTCTGGTAGACAAATCAGCATAAACACGAATGCACTTGATGTCATACACTTCACCGAAGTTTTGCATAAGGTAAATCAATCCACGCTCATCAATAACATACGTGTTAAAATCCAGCACATCCTTCTTCAGACAACAGTAGCGATGCCCACCAAATTCAGTGTAGGCAATCATATCATCATGCGAGAAAGAATCAAATTCTTCTTTGGTTACAAATGTATGACCTGTCTCACCTGGATAACGCATAGGACGATCAGTGTAGGACTCCATCATCTTGATACCATGTTCACGTTCTATGTATTCTGCAATGGTTGTCTTACCGCTACCCGATTCACCTACAATGCAGATAATGAGAGGTTTACGATTCGCCTTACGCATTATATGGTAACGAATATCATTCCAGCAAATAACCTTGTGCGAGTATTCCTTGTCATCAATGTAAACATCTGCACTAATCTTTCTACAATCGTTACCATACTCTTCAATACGGTAACAAAGGTTCTGATTGACTTCATCAAACATAATTTCATTATCAAGTAGAAATTCAACCATTTCACATTTTTCTCTACCCTGTCTACATGAATTGATGATAATCTCATGCCCTGCATCAAACAGTTCATTAATTACCTTCTTTGCATTGCGCTTCAGATAACCAATGCCAGGATACTTGTTTGTTACAATAGTCCCATCGAAGTCTATTGCAATGACTAATTTCTTCATAAAATCACCATTGATGTTATAAATCCTAACCAAAATGTAAGAAACGCTACAGTGAGTAAATCATACCTATTATGTTGTTCTTCGGTTATTTCTTCAGTAAACAAAACCTCATTATCCTCTTCCATTTCCTCCAATTCATCAATGATCATATCTACATCAATGAATCGTACTTCGGATTGAGGATTGATTTCTGCTATCGCTTTCAGTGTAATGAGAAAACGTGTAACTGCAACAGCAAACTCTTCCTCTTCAAACGATGTAATAAAAAGCGTAGATGACGCTAATCCATTTACATCATATCTTTCAGTCAGTTCATTGTAGCGACACTCGAAACCACAAAAGTCAAGGAAATTGTAAGGAGTGTAACATTTACTCTCCTCATCATACATATCTAGGTAAAACAATTAATCAACTCCAGTTTGAATGTCTCTGATTCTCTGCTGATAATACTGGAAGATGTTTCGTGGTGCTTTACAGTTATGTTTCCTACACTCTTCATTGATGTATTTTGCAACCAATGGCATTGCAATCTTAATATCAGTAAAGTCACTACCAATGTCTGTTCTTACCTTTTCTATTGCACCGTAAATTTCAGAATCGGGTAGAGAAGGCAATTGTATCTTACCTGCTTCATCCATTCTAGGAAGTTTCTCTAATGATGGAAGATCGTGCTTCTCTTTGAAGTAGACAATGCCTTTCTTAGTTCCTACACCTTCACCACAATTCCAGGGTAGTTCAGCCCAAACCTTTCCTACAACACCCTCCATGCTGTTTTCTTTCGCCTTTGCAATCATCTCGTCCTTGAACTTGTAAAGGGATTCAATGGTTGAAACATTGCACGTTCCATATAAATCCACTACAGGAATGTCAAAATGATAACAAGTCTGATACACTTTGTTGTAATGAAGGAATCTGTTTTGTTTCGTGCTCCAAATATCAAACACCACGTAATCATAATCCTTATGCATTTCAATACGTGTAGGTGAACGTCCTTTCATTAACATTTCACCAAAGACAACTATTTCATCACCATAATCACGCTCATTAAGAATCATGTCACGGATTGCATCAACATGGGATGTCTGATTGAATCCACTGTAAAACATATCAGAAGCGATTGGTAGGTTCCTACTGCGTAACTGAATGTTATCCTCATCATCAAGATAGACACCAATGTTAGATCCGTCACGCTTTACAGTCCAATAGATTTCCTGACCCAAAAGAATCTCTGGATTCGGTTTAAGATTTGCAATCCTTTCAAGTTCTGGATACCTGATCTTATCAATTTCAATCATCCTTTCACCTGCATAATTAATTTTCAGTCTGATTATATATGTCTTATGTTTTTGACGGAGAGTGTATCAATTACAATACACGTTATGAAACACCCACCACAATCAAAAAATCATACCAAAGTCATAGCGTTTTCGCATGGTTTAGCACCCTATCTCTCTTAGGATGAACATTTATATCACCCTGAAAAAGTATATCGAAAAAACGTGCATTTTACTCAAAGAATTGAAGAGATTTACCAAAACCTCTCAACACCATCCAGTTCATGTATGTTCCATCCCATACTCAAGAATATGTAATGGAATTTCTCATCGACCAACTTCTCTGCCATGCGCGCATAATCTATAATGAATCCTTCAGGTATTGGTTGCTCATCGGTGAATGATATTGCATGGGTCTTTGGTAGTCCAGGTGGAACATCTTTGACATAGATATATTTCATCTTCTCCATCTTGATGTTACCATTACAATATTTATTGAAATAGATTGCACCGTGGATATGAATAGGCATGTTGGAAGTGTATTCGTGAAATTCCTTTGATACACCCTTTGGAATACCTATTTCGTAAGGAGTGTATTCACCTGCAATGATCTTGTCCCTTACATTCTTCACCATTGGGAATATCTCATCCTTACCCTTTCCGGTAAGAATCATCCGAAACACATTACTCTGCAACTCTCTGATTACTGTAGGTGTATCACTACGCTTTGCTTCAAACCCCTTGATTTCAAGTTTGGGATGATCAGATATATCAACACCATCCTTGTATACGATTAGACCTGCATATCGCTTCTTTACGGCATTATCATACTCATCACCCACAAATAATACATTACTGTAAATCTTTTCAAATTCAATGAACATTTTGTTGTAGGTTGAATCGCCAAATTCTGATTCACAAAAGTAATCAAGTGAGTTATTAATGTAATCAACAGTATTATCACCTTCTTCAATTAAGTCCTTAGCATCCTCCTTTTTCAATTTAAACAAGATTCCGTCCGTGTCTCCACCCACAATTTCATGTTCTGTCTCACTTACTTTCTTCTGCATCCACAAATTAGTTCTCCTACCGAAGTAAGTAATAGACTTACCAATATCCCGTGTAAACAATCTGAAATGTGGTGCAAGCATCACTCCATACACCGAATTGAGTAAGAACTTACACACAGTCTGAATCGTATCCCACATCTCGTAGTCACGTGAACCAAGTTCAAAGGTGTCACGCTTCTTTTTAAACTCCTGACGCAAGTTCCAAAGATCCTCAACTACACGCGGAATGAAACCACGCTTATCCAGGCTGAAGTAAACATCATCAACGGTAACATAATTGTTACAATTTGTTACATTTGTAACAATCGTTTCCGGTGACATATTACACGTAAGAATAGCAGTAGGATACAGAGAGCGCACATCACCCACAGCAACGTTCTGATGGACTCCTACCGTTGGTGTAATTACAATAGCGCCTGTAATTTTTGTGTAATCCTTCTGCTTACGAGTAGTGGGTAGGACAATACCATACTCCTTAGCC